TAGAAAATGTGGTTACACAGTAACCGAAGAAATACCGAAAAAAGAAGACAATGTTGATAACAATGATGCGTTAACAATATAGTCTTTTTTTATAGTCCAAAACATGTGTAAGACAAAAAACTGCTATCAAGGGAATTTATAGTCATACGGACTTTAACTGGGAGGTTTTATGGAAGATAACCTAAATAATGAAAATGAGATTGTACTAGATGACGAAGAAGTTATTGAAGTCAATCAAGAAAACGACGAACAAGTCGAAGAAAACTCTAGTGATGTTAAAACATACACAGAGGAGGAAGTTGAACAAATCAAAGCCAATCTAAAAAAGGAATATGATTCCAACAGTCAAAAAATATTTGACAGTAGATGGGCAAGAGAAAAAGAAAAAATCGAAAAAGCAAATGCTCAGTTGTATCAAATAGAAGACGTTCTAAAGACACAGCTAGGAGCAACAGACAGAAATGATCTAGTTACTAAATTAGGTGATTTCTACAATGTTGATATTTCTAAGCCTACTGGAAAGCTTACAGAAAGGCAAGAAAGAATATTGGCAAAAGCAGATGCCGAAGATATTGAATCTTTAGGCTATGAAGAAATGGTTCAAGAGGCAAATCGTATATCACGCATACCAAAAGACCAAAGAACCATACATGATGAAGTAGTTTTCGAAAGCCTTGCTAAGGAAATTACAGAACAAAACAATAAAAAAGAATTAAATGAAAAAGGTTATGATTTAGCAATTCTTGAAGATGATAAATTCAGGGATTTTAGAAATAAGCTAAATTATAATACTTCTATTACAGATGCTGTGGACATGTATAATCTATTGGTTAAAGGTAAGTCGATAGAAGACAAACCTAAGCCAATAAAACCAGCATCAGCAGGAAGTACTAAATCTAATGTAACTCAAGCTCAATTAAAGGATTCTTATACATACGAAGAAGCTAAGCGTTTTACGAAAGCAGACTTCGATAAAAATCCAGAGCTATTTAAAAGAGTGCAAAACTCAATGGCTAATTGGTAAAACTTGAATTTCACATCTTTAAGAGTTGGTAAACGACCTTAAAGAAAGGTGGAATGAAAAATGGCTGTATCAAAATTTATTCAAACAATATGGTCTAAAAATATCCAAGATGACTTGGAATTAAAATGTAAATTAGTAGATAACTGTACTAGAGAATATGAGGGAGATTGTAAATATGCTAACACAGTAAAAATCTTAGGTGTTGGAAATCCAACAATAGGACAATATACTGGTGCTGACATTACAATAGAAGAAATGTCAGATAAAGACCAAAATCTAGTAATCGACCAAAGAAACTACTTTGCTTTCTTAGTTGATGACGTAGACAAGGCTCAATCTGTACCAGGATTACCACAAAAATTCCAAAAGAAAGCTGTTCATGCATTAGCAGTAAAAAGAGATTCTTATGTAGCTGGTTTAGCTGAAGGAGCAACAAACTCTATTACTTGTGCTACATTAACACAAGAAGCAATTAAAACAGCTATTGACAACGCTTTAGTTGCTTTAAGAGAAAGAAATGTTGATGTTGACAACGACGTTGTAATTGAAATCTCTCCAGCTATATACAAAGAGTTCAAAAATGAATTAATTGAACTAAAAACAGCTAATGATGAATTAGTTAAAAAAGGTGTAGTTGGAATGTATGATTCTGCTAAAGTAATCATGACAAATAACTTACTTAAAAAAGAAGGTTATTTATATGCAATGGTTAGAACAAAAACAGCTATTGCATTCGCTGGACAAATCAACGAAGTAGAAGCTGGAAGAATGGAGAAAAAATTCGCTGATTACATCAGAGGATTAGACGTATTCGGTTCTAAGATTATAGCTCAAGATGAAATAGAAGTAATCAAATTTGCATTACCAGCAACAACAAACACAAACCAAGGAAATGGTGAAGGTGTGTAGCAACTTAGGGGGAAATTAATTTTTCTCCCTCTTTTTTTATATTCTGGGGTGGTGAAAAGGTATCACATAGCACTTTGACTGCTAGGTTATTTGTTCGAGTCAAGTTCCCAGAGCCATTTTTATATAAGGAGGTAAAAGTATGGAAAAATTTTATATTACACCAGACATAACAGGTTATCCTGGAATAGTTGTCAAAAAAGAGACAGAAGAAAAGTTTGAAAATGAAAATGTCTCACAAGTGCTTAAAGATTTAACATTAATAACTAAGAAAACAGATAAAGGCGAAGGCTATGATAGTACATCAGTAATACATGTGTATTTGTCTGAAGGAGATATTTTACTTTTTGATGAGAAACAAGGATATCTTAAACCAGCTATACAAATGCAAACTGCTAAAGAAATCTCTGATGATTTTAAAGCCTTAGCATAAAAGGGGTGATTTTATGACATTAGGAGAGAATAAAAAAATAACATTAGGCTTAATTGAAGAATACAGTAAAGCAAATCCAAAATTAACTGAGGACGAAGATATTTCAACAAGACTTAATTTTGTTTATGCTACAAACTATCAAGAATTAAGTGAAAAGAAAAGAATACTGAAAACAAAAGTATTAAAAGAAATATCTGATGAAGTAGTCGAATCTGGATATACAGAATATACATTACCATCTAGTATGTATCAAATGAAAAACGTTATAGCATTAGATGAGAACAATAATAAGGTAAATACAGACTATTATACAGTTGGTAAAAAGAAGATTTATATAAACAATGATTCTAATTATCAATATATATTAGAGTATTATGCATATCCAACAGTTATAGAAGAAGACACAGATGATGATTTCGTACTTGAACTAGACCAAGATGTATTAATGATTTTACCATATATGGTTGCTTCAGATATTCTTAAAACGGACCCATCAGCAGATTATACAGCTTTTGAAGTTGAATACAGAAGAAAACTGGAACAATTAAATACCAGTCTTTCTACTCCGAGAGCAACAATAAAACAAAATTACATATTATAGGAGGTGTAGAAGATGACAGCAACACCATTAAAACGTGTATATTCTAATTTTAGAGGTGTAGATTTTGCAAATGATCCATCAATAGTTGATTTAAGTAGAAGCCCAGATGCATTAAATGTATGGAAAAACTATGGAGATACACAAGGACGTTGTATTGAAACTCGACCAGGTTATAGATTGCTTAATCAATTTGAAGGTGGGCATATCAATGGTTTACACATTTATAATTCTAAAGCAATAGTTCATGTAGGCACTTATTTATATCTATGGACTAATTTTCCAAGCGAACCAACAATAGAAGACATTATAACATTAAAGTCAGATATGAATAATGTTAGAAGCTCATATTCAATATTCGAAGACAAGCTATATATATTAGATGGATTAAACTATTTAGTATATGACGGAACTACGCTTCAAAATGTATCAACAAATGCATATGTACCTACTACTACAATAGCTCGTAGCCCTTCTGGTGGTGGTGAGATGTATGAAGACATTAACGTTCTATCAGAATATAGAATAAATACATTCTTGGGTGATGGGACATCAATAGATTACTACCTAGATGCTCAATTAATAAATTCTGTTAGTGAAGTCAAAGTAAATGATGTAGTTACAAACGATTATACGGTTGATACATATGCAGGAAAAATCACATTTAACACAGCTCCAGCACAAGCAGTAAACGGAGTAGATAACGTTTATATTAAGTTTAGAAAAGCAATAGAAGGCTATGCAGATAGAATTAACAGTTGTACGAAAATGCTTAACTTCGACAATAGAATTTTTTACACAGGAAATACAACATTCAAGAACGCATTATTTCATTGTTCACTTAATAATCCAGCATATATATCAGATTTAGATTATTATCAAGACGGAACAGACGAATCAGCAATAAAGGACTTTTGTGTAGGTAATAACATTCTATGGGTTTTAAAAGAGCCTAATCAACAAAATGAAACTATATTCTATCATACACCGTTAGATATATCTAGTTATGGAAAAGTATATCCAATGCAACAAGGAAACGTATCAACAGGGTGCTATTCATGTGCTATTAATTACAGTGATGATATTGTGTTCTTATCTAAACAAGGTTTAGAGGGAATAACAGGAAATATCAATCAAGAGCAATTATTAACGCATAGAAGCTCATTAGTAGATGCTAAGTTAATAAATAGTAATAATTATGCCTTTGCACAAATGACAGAGTGGCAAGGGTATTTATTAATTCTTGCTGACAGTAAGATTTTCCTAGGAGATATGAGGCAATTATATCAAGGTGTAAATGGTTACGAATATGAATGGTACTATTGGGAACTAAATCAAAATATAAGCCTTTTAAAGGAATATAAAGGTAATTTATATATACGGAACTGAAAACGGTTCTATTTTTATTGTCGCAGGAACTAACGACAATGGGAACGCTATTTATAGTTATTGGACAACACCAATGGACGATTTCGGTATAGGAAATCATTTAAAGACTACGAATAAACGTGGTGGAACAGCTAAGGTTAAAACTATTCCAAATGGAATTATAAAAATAGCAGAAAAAACAAATAAAAAAGATGAAAGATACATAACCAGTAAATCAGCAACAGGTTTTGATTTTGCAAATATAGATTTTGCAAATTTTGCATGGACAACAAGAAATGATTCATACATAGTTTATAAAATCAAAGAGAAAAAGTTTATAGAGTTGTCTATGAAGTTTTATTCAGATGAATTAGACAGGCCTTTTGGGTTATATGAGGCAATAATTGAATCTTTTGCAGGTGGTTATGTAAAAAGATAGGAGGTAAATCATGTCTTTATCAAAATTAACAGAAAATATGAACAATGTTCAAGGTTTGGCAGATAAGCCAGTAGAAGCACCAGAGATTTTAAAACAGGTTTTTGACAAAGCGGGAAATGATATTAAGAGTTATATAAATGACACTCTTACAACTCAAATAGATGTTTTGATTTCTAATTTACAAAGCGGAAAGATTGACACAAATAAAATTGTAAATGATCCAACAACTGGAGGTTCTACATATGTTGCATCAGCTGAAATAGTTAAAAGTTTAAATGCACGAGTAGATACAATTCTAAGTGATGTTGATACAAAAATACAAAATTTAGGCCTAAAAAGTGGTGCAACAACACAGATAACATCAGGTACATCAACACCAGAGGGTGGAAATGATGGTGATGTATATATTCAATATTTTTAATCATTATGCTGATGTCAGCAAAATGATAGAAAGGAGGAAATGATGGCAAGTTGTAGTGGTAACGGTTCAAGAGGTCATCATAGCTTTACATTAAATGTCTGGGAAAGCTATGTATCAGGTGGAGTAGACAATTATAGTACAGTTAGCTGGAGTTTAGTATTATCTCCAATTCAAACTGGCTGGAACTGGGCTTATAATAATGCTGTTGGTTGGAGAGTTGTTATTGAAGGTGTTGAATATACAGGCGCTATAAGCAATTATGACGGTTCATCAACAGTAACTGTTGCAAGTAATTCTTTAAACATTGGACACAATTCAGATGGCACTAAATCAATCAGTTTCAGCTTTGAGGTTTGGGATAATGTATCAGCAAGCTATCTCCCTGGTTACGCAAGTGGTAGTGGGAGCATGGCACTAAGCAATATTCCAAGATATGCAAGTATAACTAGATTTGATTTAAGTTCTGGATTAGAAAATATACGAGTAGATTGGAGTGCTGATGTTGCTTGTGATTGGATTAGTTATAAACTTAATGGCGGAAACTGGATTGATGCAGGTGGCACAACATTTTATATTAATAACTTAGTTCCAAATACTCAATATAGTGTAAAAATCAAAGTAAGAAGAAAAGATAGTGGATTATGGACTGAAAGCAGTACAAAATATGTAACCACTAAAGACATAAGCAGAATTACATCAGCACAAAATATTAATTTTGGAGATACAGCTAGATTAACAAAAAATAATCCTAGTGGAACACATTGTGATGTAAGAGTTGAAACATTAAATCCAACAACAACAATAGCAACAAGAACACAAACATCTGATGACATGACAATAACATTTACAGACGAAGAATGGGATTTATTCTATAAAAAACTAGGAACTAATAATTCAATGACAATCAGATATGTAGTTGATACTAAAGGAAACAATACATATTATGATTGGGTAGATAGAACATTGACCTTAACAGGAAATCAAAAAACAATAAAAAATAAAGCAAACAGCTCATGGAAACGTGCAAAGCTATGGATTAAAGTAGCAGGTACGTGGAAACGAGCTGTTATTTGGTTGAAAGTAAATAATACATGGAGGAGGGGAATATAGCATGAGTGAGCCAGTTAATAATTATGCAGATATTGAAAAATTAATGACAGGACAAAATTCATTATTGGAACAACAACAAGCAAAGCAAAATGAAATATTAGACCAACAGTTACAAATGCAACAAGACGTTGTAAATCGTAATAAAGCAGAAATAGACCAAAATACAAACAAGACAAACTCTGGACTATATGCAGAATGGAAGAAAGCAAGTAATAGATATGGACCTAATGCGGAAAACCTTTATACACAGGGGTTAGGAAATTCTGGTTTTGCAGAAAGTACACAAACTAATTTATATAATACATATCAAAAGAACATAACAGATACAAATAATACAGCTATGAAACTAAAAGCTGATTTTGATTTTCAAATGCAACAAGCAAGACAAAATAGAGATGTGCAACAAGCACAATATGCTTTAGAGTTATATCAACAAAAAATGAATTTACTAACACAAGAATATGATCTAAAGAACCAAAAAGAACAACAAATCTATCAAAGAGGTATTGATGAAAGAAATTACAACTATCAAGTTGAAAGAGATAAAGTTTCAGACAATCAATGGGAGAAAGAGTATCAAAGAATGTTACAACAAGCTGAAGCACAAGAGAGATGGAATCAAAAGAACTTTGATTATCAAGTTGAAAGAGACAAAATTGCTGATAACCAATGGGAAAGAGAATTTGCACTTTCACAAATGGCTAAGGCAAGTTCTGGACGTTCTGGTGGTTCATCATCAAGTAAATCTAGTGGGAACAGTGTAAATCTTGATACAAACAATAGCTCAAAATCGTCATCTGTATTAGGTCAAATTAAAACAGATTTTCAAGATGCAGTAGCATATTCAATTTATAGCAAAGCTAAGCAAAGTGGTGCGAGTGAAGAAGAAGCAAGAGCAAAGGCAAATGCATATTTATCAAAAAAATAAATAGGAGGTGATATTGATGTCAAACACAGAGGACAGACTGAATAGGATAATTGCAAATCACAATGAAAGTCAACAAACAGCATCAAACAGACTTGATAGAGTAATAAGTAATTATAGTAGTAGAATTACAAATACACCTTCACAATTACAAAGAAGAAATATGTCAACAGTTCAAAGGTTAAATGCTAAAGTTAATAATATGATGTCAAACAATTCGGATATACTTGCAGAAATTCGAAGACGACAAGAAGAACAAAGACGTTTAAAAGAGATACAGGATAAACAGAAACAAGAAGAAATGAGACAGCTTAACAACAAAATAAAAAATCTTTCTGATAAAGAAAAAGAAGCTATTTCAAAACAAGTTCAAAGTCAACCTATGCTTCAAAGTGCAAGTCAATATGGGGCAGATTATTTATCAAAAAATGGAGCTTTAAATAAGGCTGATGCACAAAAAGTGCTAGAACAAAACAAAGTAAAAGATATAGATGACATTCTTGAGGTTGAAAAGAAATTATACATAGATAAACATCTAAACAAAGAACCTACAAAAATAAATCTGCCTAACGGAGAAGTTATGCAAGCCGATAAAGTTGAGGATATATCACTACCTGGTGGAACTCCATTTTATACAAATATTCCAGACAGATTTAATGTTGATAATAGCACATCAGGAAAACTATTAAGGAATACTCAAAGTATTTTAGATAATACATATAGAAGCGCTGAAAGTGGTGTTGCGAATTTTATGGATTATTCTGCCAATTTAGATACTAGAGTTCGTGAAATATATAATAATGCAAATCCAGCACAAAAAGCGGTAATGGCAACATTAAATCCAAGTTTAATATCAGAGTCTGTTTTGTCTGAAGATAGAAAGAAAAAAGATATAGAGCAAATTGAAGAATTACAAGATACGTTGCAATACAAAAAACAACATAATGCGGAAGTTATGCAACAAAATGTAGATAACACTACTAATAAAGTAACTAGAAAAATAGCTCAATTAGCCGAATCTGGTGGAAACAATTTATTAGGTGCTGGATTATCTGCAATTAATCCAATAGTTGGTACAACATATTTTGTAGGTTCAGCTGCTGGAAGTTATTATGATGAAGCTATCCAAAGGGGAATGAATAAAGACCAAGCATTATTGTATGGCGGAATAATGGGTGGAATGGAAGGTATAACAGAAGAAGTATTAGCAGGAAAGAATATTAAGGCATTCAATAGAGTTCTAAATGGTACTGGCTTTAAGAATGAAATTGCAAGATTTGGTATAGATATAGGAGAAAACTTTTTGCAAGAAGCAGTTATGCCTACTATAAGCGAAATAACTGCTGGAAGTATAGCAGGAAAAGATGCAATGAGATATGACTTGAATACCGAACAAGGACGAGCAGATTTGTTAAAAGATTCATTATCTGATGGCGTAGATGGAGCACTAAGTGCAATTTTAATGGGTGGAGTAACAAGAGGTGTTTCATCTGCTATAAAATTAACAACAGACATTAGCAACGGAAAGAAACCTACAACTAATCAAATCGCACAAGTAGTGCAAGATTGTCAAGATGCAGGTATAGATACACAAAATATTTTAAAAGAGGAAATATTATATCAAGTAAACAAGCAAATTACACAAGATAATCAAAATTTGCAACAAAATGGTGCCATAAATCAAAATACAAATCAGCAACAACAAATTAGTCAAGTGGAAAATAAAAACAGCTTAAATCAAAACGTCAAAGGCCAATCTGAAACAAAATTTAGTAAAATTCTAAATAATCAAAAATTACCTATGCAAAGTTATGTTTATGAGAAAAGTGACAACTTAAAAGTAGATTCTTTAAGACAACAAGCTAATAAATATTTCAATAATTCACCAGAAGCACATAATTTTGTAAATATGTTAGAAAAGATTATTACAGATAAAAATATTGCTATCAATTTTGACACAAATATGGCTGAAGATGTAAATGGATATTATAACAATGGTGTAATTACAATTAATCCAAATTCAAATAGAGCAGGTGAGTTTTTAGCAATACATGAATTAACACATGCAATAGGAACAGACTCAATGATAAAGATGATTGATAATTACAGAAAAAGCAATGCTGAGTTTGACAGTCAAGTTCAAAAGTTATTACAAAAATATAATAAAAGTGAAATAAGTGAAGAAGCATTAGCAGATATTGCAGGTCAATTATTCGGAAATCAAGAATACATTAACAACTTATCTAAAACTAATCCAAATATGTTTAAAAGAATTTATAATGAAATAAAATACTTATGGCATCAATTTAGAGGATATAAAAATCAAGACCAGTTTGTAGATGATTTAATGTTTAAATGGGAACAGGCTTATAGAAATAATAATACATTAAATCAAAGTGTAGAAAAAGAGTCTAAAAAATTAGGTGGATATAATCCAGAAATTAATGTTTTTACAGAGAACATAAAGAAATATAATATAAAAAATATTGATAACAAATATGAAGTTATAAAAAAGGTAGCTGATGGATTAAAAGCTAGGTATTTATCAACTGAAAAACAGTCAAAACCAATTACTAATATTGATACTGGCATGGAAATTGAGATATGGAAAGGTGGAATTGATGAAACTTTTGGAAATGATAAATATTATGCAGATTTGCCAACAGAATTAAAGAAAGCTAAGATTGCAACTATGGAAAGTTTGGCAAAGTTGATAAAATATGGTGAAGTTAGAGGTAAAGAATCTCGAAACTATCATGATCCAAAAAGTAAAGTAAGATATGCTTATCTTATAGCTCCTATAAATATAGATGGAACAAAATATAATGTGAAAATGGATATAAGAAAATCACCTAGAGGTGAAAATCGTTTTTATATACATTCATTAGAAATAAATAATAAAGCAGAATTATCTAGTCCACATAGTGAACTGTTAATGGATAATTCTGCTTCTAATAATAGTATAGCACCTTCTAACAAAAATGTCAATACTGCTAAATATTCTATGCAAGAATCTGAAAATAATTCAGGTTCTTTTAATTTGCCACAAAAACAAATACAAGGACTAGAAAATTACAGTAGAGATGAGATAAAAGATATAACCAAAAACTATATTCAAGAGAAATTACAAGAAAACGGTTTAGACGATATAAACATCATAGATAGCGAAATACATGGCAGTAGAAATAGAGGAACAGCAAATGAAAATTCAGACCTTGACATTGTCGTAGAATATGATGGAGATATAAGAGAAGATGATTTGTTTGATATACTAAATGAGGAACCATTATATATTGATAGTATAAAAGTTGACATTAATCCTATAACTGCAAGCAAAACAGGAACATTACAAGAATATATGGAAAAGTCTAATAAATATGATCAAGAAATATTGGATAAAAACAAATCTTTAAATTTAACTGGAATTGAATCAAAACAGTATTTAGAACAAAAATTTAAAGAATTAACAGGTGATAGCATCTTAAAAGCAGATGCAGTTCTAGGTGGTGTCGATTTAAGAAATTCAACAAGAGATGATGGACAAGTTGAAAATTATCCATATAGTAAAGAAGCATTAGACCTATATAACAAATATAAAAATAGCAAGAAGTCAAGTAACTATTTATATCATAGTACATCAAAAGAAAACATAAAAAACATTATAAAAAATGGATTAACTATTGGAAATAAGCAAAATCAAGAAGGAGTAAGTGCAAAGGATAAATTATATTTATCAGCAACAGAAGAATTAGCACAATCATTTGCACCAGAAGATAATGTAACATTTAGAATAAATCCTAAAGCAAATTTGGAAAATTTAAATAATGATTTATTAGGTGGCGAAGGTTCTTATACAATAACAAACAATATTCCTGCTAATATGCTACAAGTAAAAGAAAATGGAAAATGGATTAATTTAGAAAAAAGCCAGATTTATAAGGATAACAGTAGTATTATTTTACCTAAAAATCATAAACAACAACAATTAGAAATAGTACTTGAAAGTAATCCAATGCAAGATGATTATCACACAGGAATAAGAGAATTAGATGATATAAAAACATTT